ACCTGGTCCTGCTCCTGGTCCTCCTGCTTCTGGTCCTCCTCCTCCTGGTCCTCCTCCTACTCCTGGTCCTCCTCCTGCTCCTGGTCCTCCTCCTACTCCTGGTCCTCCTCCTGCTCCTGGTCCTTCCCCTCCTCCTCCTCCTGCTCCTGCTCCTCCTCCTGCTCCTGGTCCTTCCCCTCCTCCTGCTCCTGGTCCCCCTGGTCATACTATTTAAACTCACCCTGCATCTTCTACGTGATAATATGATATGGATAAAAGATAAGGCATAAGGCATAAGGCATAAGGCATAAGGCATAAGGCATAAAATACAATATATAAACCCTTCTACATATTATGATAAAGATGAAACCCTTTGTATCTGTCCTTACACCTACATTCAATCGTAGAAAGTTTATACCTTCTATTATTGAATGTTATAAAGCTCAGACATACCCACATGACAGAATGGAGTGGATTATTCTAGATGATGGAACTGACTCTGTAAAAGACTTATTTGACACATTAGCGTTAACTCTACCAAATATACGGTATATATATCACCCAAAAAAACTTCTTATAGGTGGAAAAAGAAATATATTGAATAAAGAAGCAAAAGGTGATATCTTAGTTGCGATGGATGATGACGATTATTACATGCCTGACAGGGTAAAGCACGTCGTTCAAAGGGCAGCATCAAATCCATCCATAGATGTTTTTGGTTCAAGTGAAATGTATTTATATTATACTGATACAAAAGAAATATATAAGTTCGGACCATATGGTGCTAACCATGCTACAAATGGAACAATGGCTTGGAGAAAAGCATATGCCCTTACACACTTATATGATGAAACAGTTGCTTTTGCTGAAGAAAAATCATACTTAAATGGATATACAACTCCTATTCATCAACTCGACCCATTCAAGGTAATGCTTGTTATAAGCCATAATGATAATACTTTTAATAAAAAGCAATTTCGTGAATCAGATAACACATTTGTTAAGAAAACTGCCTTTAAATTATCATATTTTATTAAGTCTGGGATTATACGAAAAGTGTTCGAGTCAGCCTAAATGCATTCAACTTCTCTCTTTAGAAATGTCTTCTTGTAGAAATATAAAAGAATTTATAGATATATCAAATATAATAGCAAAAAATGAATTAAATTCAGATTCCCCCATTTCAAAACAACCAATTCATATAAAAACACCTCTTATGTTACACCAATTAACAGTATTGCATACAATGAAAGGAAATGAAATACAATATCCAAAAGGAGTATCGATACAGAATGAGACTTTGTATAGTAGTTTTGGTATAGTAGGGGATAGAGTTGGTGTTGGAAAAACACTCATGGTATTAGGTCATATTAGTCAAATGGCATATGAACCTCTTCACGAAGAACATCCCTTTCAAATCTTACACACACAAAGTACACCTTCTTTGTATAGTACATCTTCTTTACCTCCTTCAACATATATATTAGATAGTCTTATTGTAGTTCCTCACAGTTTATTCAAACAATGGGCAGATACAATTACAAAAGAAACAACCTTACGTTATTTCTTTATAAAGACAACTCGTGAACTTGATAAACCAGATTTTATACAATCTATGCAACAAGCACATGTTACTCTTATATCAAATACACTCCTTTCCAGTTTTTTAACAACTATATATTCTAAACAAGATAAATATGCATGGCGTCGTGTTATATATGACGAAGCCGATAATATTAAAATAAAAGTATCATGTCATTTACCTGTCGCAAGATTAACATGGTTTGTAACTGCTTCATATACTAATCTTCTGTTTGTAAACCGTTATTTTCATACATATCGTATACAACAATTAGAACAATCGTATATAGACACTATTCATGATACTGTGAAAATAACTCTGCAAGAATTACAAAACACAAATGAAACAGTTATATTCTATAATTCAGTCTCATACCCATATTTTAAAAATATCATTGATACATCTCACCCTTTAAGGGGACATACGGTTATTAAGAATTCATCTGATTTTTTAAATATGTCTATACAACTACCACCCTGTCATAGAAATACAATTCTATGTCAATCACCTCTCCAACAACAAATTGTTCAACATCTTTTACCAATGGAAACTCTAAATATGTTACATGCGGGCGATATACACGGGGCATTAGAAAGTTTAGGTGTTCCTATTCGTACAGGTTCTACATTACCTGAAGCAGTTACATTTTTTAAAGAGAAAGAACTCGCTCGATTGAAAAGACGTCTTATTTTTAAAGAGGGAGAAGAGTACCCTACAGAAATAGAAAAGAAAAATGTATTAAATAATGTACGAGAGAAAATAACAGCGTGTGAAATGGCCATTGAGTCTATCAAGAAACGAATTGAAGAAGTATCCAAAGGTTCTTGTGCAATTTGTTTTGAGGTTCCCAAGAATGCTTGTGTTCCTCCTTGCTGTGCAAAACCCTTTTGTGGAGAATGTATTTTAACATGGATGACCCTTCATTCAAATTGCCCCCTTTGTCGTTCTACCCTTCACAGCTCACAACTTGTTACAATTGGGTCAATTAATACAGGCAAAACATCTCAAATGCTTTCAAAACAAGAAACAGTCTTACAACTCTTAGAAGATAACCCCAATGGTCATTTTCTTATTTTTAGTAGATATGATAATTCTTTTATTTCTTTAAAAAGAGAAATAGAAGATACCCTTTATTATAAGACATTTACTCTAGAAGGAAATAAAGATACAATTGGAAAAGTGCTTGAAGATTTTCAATCTAAAAGAGTAAAGGTACTTTTTTTAAATAGTAGTAGGATGGGTGCAGGTATGAATTTACAAACAGCAACCCATGTGATTCTTCTTCATAAAATGATGAATGAAGAAGAAAGACAAATTATTGGAAGGGCATATCGTTTGGGTCGTAAAGAAGAACTTTTTGTATATCAACTCTTACACGAGGGTGAATAAGAGCATATTGTCCATCTTTTTCTTTTTATCTTGTTTCTTTCCTCCCGTCCCTGTAGCCGTTTCCACATTTGCTTGTAGCATGAGTGAATACGGAGAAAGACGTATTGGTATTTTCTTTTCATCAGCAATTTCACATAAGAGTTTCCATACATTAAAGAGTGCCGACTGTTTTGTTAACACAGGAGTATAACGAATAGATTCTAATGATGGTTCTTCTTTGTTATACGGGGCATATTTTGATAAAAATAAATTAATTGTATTTAACTTAACATCCTGGCTGAGATATAAAAGACGCCATGTTTGGTAAAAGAATGCCCAGTAATCTGCATAGTCTGATTCTTGAATACATTCAAATATTTTTATATATAAATCCCATGCTTTTCGTGTATCTCCTAATGCAGCATGTAGACGTTCAGGAAGATTTTCAGCAATAACAAGTCCTGCTAAATTACTATCATTATTTTCCATTTCGAGTGTAAGGTATGGATTTATTTCAGTATAAAGGCACCATCTTGCTATAGGGACAACTCCATCAGGTACTTCAACTTGAATATCTTCTTCATGTATAAAAGGAATATTCTTATATTCGCCTCGTAAAAGAGGTCGAAGATCTCCTGAGCCGTTTCTTTTCCACATTTCTGGAACATCATGTCCTAATAAGGATGCAACTTGTTTTGTATCAGGTATACCTACTTTAATTGTAAGGCAGTATCTTGCGATTGCCTGTAAGGTACGTGGTTGAATTGTATTACTTATGAAAATACATGGAACGCCAGGGTTTGTAGGTGTCCAATCCCTTAAATATGTTAAAAGACTTTGAAGGCCTCCTTTTTCACCACTACTAAGTCCATCTATCTCATCTAAAATAACACCAAGTCCTCCCTTTTTTCCAGTTTCCATCATATGTATAACACCGCCTCTTTCCAAAAGAGGAAGAATTACTTTACGAAAACATACACCACTTCGTGTATGAGATGCGTTAAATTCACTGACACGAAAGCCTTTTGCTTGCATCATACGATATGCCAATGTTGTTTTACCAATTCCTGGTGGTCCTACTAAAAAAATAGCTGGAGTCGTTCGATTCTCAAACCATTCCAAAATACTTTTTTCAATTTGAGGATGAAGACATATACTCATCTATGTTGTTCTATATAATCGCCTTAGGTAGTTTAAGAACCTTTAGGAATCTTAGATTGAATACATTGTCCATTACTTTCTATAACACCTTCCCATCGCATATAATCAAGATTATAGTGAGAACAATCAGTATCGCCTATTGTAATTTGTGTATTTGGAGAACCATTCCCCCCTCCTTTATTTCCATATAATTGTGCAGGGTCTACACACTTTCCATTTTGTGTTACCATATAATCAGGGCAAATATTGATAATAGGTGGCCAATTTCCATTAACAGCAGAATCTACATTTTGTGTTGTTGGTGAACAACTACCGGAGTTTCCATTTGTAGCTTGTGATACATATTTTGATGTACCTTTTAATTTTAAATTTTCAAACCATCTAAGTTCAAAAAATATAAAGACAAGTATCAAGAGCACAAGTGTTAACATGGCTGCTATTGGTTTATTTCCCTTATAGAGATATTGTAATAATAAAAGTCCTCCAACAGAACTTACAAGTATATATAGAATAAACGAAAAACTTGGTGTATATCCATTAAATGTAATAGCCATCTTTCTACCAATATAGAATCTTTTTTTTGATATAAGAAGGTACGACCCTCTTATATCATATAGTAAAAAGTATATACTATAACTTAATATAGACGCACAAGCCTGGCCAGATTAGGTGTAGTCGCATCCGTCGTATCATTGGGCAGCTGGACATATCCAGTGAGGGCCCCTGTAGGGGCACCCTGAACACCTGTAGAAGTCACTGCAGATCCATTGAGAGTAAGAGTCGAAACATTATTGGGGAGGAGCTGTATCTTGCGAAATGTGCTTCCTGACGCGACAACCGTTTTTCCCATATCACGAACAAGATTACCGGCTGTAAGAAGACTGGAAGTATTAAATACGACAGCACCAATTTTTGCATTAGCATAGTCAAATAGAGTAAAGTTACTAGCAGCTACAAATTGCTGAGACCCACCGGAGCCAGAAGGAGCAGTATATGTGTAAAAGGCATTGGAGGCCACAGTAGTTACTACCTGGTAATAGGAGTTTACAGAACCATTCTTGAGACCACCATTCATGGGACCGACGGAAGGCATTTTATACCTTTTCGTTAGAAAAAAATTCTACAGGGGGGCGTTAGATGGAAGCCGGTTACGAACATAATGGAAGAGTAAACCTTTCTGCCGGTCGAAAAGGAGTGGATGCCCTAGGAGATGGACGAAAAGCAAACTCAGCAAATGTCCCCGGATTTGGGTATGAACGCGGAGTTGAACAAAACTTTCAGTCCGATATGCTTCGTGGTAATCTAGAAAAGAATCCCCTTTCAGATGCATTCTTTTCGCCCAACAATGTAACTGTCAATCAAAACAATCTTCGTCGGTATGTATTCGAAATGAGTCAACCAAAAGGATATTTGATTGATGAACAATCAACGGATGAACTAAAAATAATTATGCGAGCCATGTATTATCAATATGCCAAACATGGGAAGAATGATATTGCCGGTCAAGTGAAAGAATTAAATCAATATGTTCTGAATTGGTCTGCCCCCCATATTTTATCAGCCGTTGATCATTACTTTTACTATCTGAAAGATATTGATACCCTGCCTGTGCCTATGCCCCAACCTGTGAACCTAAGTAGTGCCGGTAGCCGTTCATTATCTATGATGCAACCTTTCTTATAGACTTGGCCTTTACTCTCTTTGGTGCTCCAGCTAATGCATCTGTGCGCACATCAACAAGCTTTTTCCACGCTGCCTCAAACTCGTCGAGTTCTTTGAGCCAGAGTGCTTCTGCCGTAGTAGATTCAAGTTCCTTTACGGCATCCATTGCCCTCTTCACTGCATCCTCCGCGTCGGTGACCGCTGATGCCTTTACACGGTCCATACGAAGTCGTAGAACATAGTCATATCCGTCCACGGAAGCTGCATCGCCTGACAATGCCGGTATGGCGTGTGCCTTCAATCTCTCGACAATCTCCTCATCGGTAGCACGTCTCATATCGAGCGTCCCCTCCAATACAGCTCGGATGAATCGAGCTTTTGCCTCCAACTCCTCTGCCTCTTGCCGTAATCGTTTCATCTCCGCCATCCTCCTTTGTTCATACGCCAAAAGACGAGGCCGGTAATAAGCCTCCAAGATAGCCCCCACGGTAGGATACTTTACTAATTTCATATCCATATCAAATGCCACCATATTTGTTGTTCTCCATGACGTGGTTAGCTTAAAACGCTTCTCAAAATCATCCTGATGTGCCTTCACATCCTCATAGTAGTCGTCGGACAGATATAGCACATATTTCACTTCATCGTCTGTATACAAGTCATCAAATGACTTAAGAATAGGGTTGCCATCTGAATCAAATGCTGTAGGCATATCTTCCTTGTTTGTTGCCGTACAGAATGCATCCAGAATTCCCTTGTATTCCTTTGTCCAAGTTCCTACCGGTAGCTCTGTAATGGTAATCGCCTTTGTAGAATCATCAAATGTATATATACCCTTTGTTATCCAACATCCCTCCCCTCCATGGATAACTGCCCCTTTGAATCCTTGCCACCAAGGTTTTAAAGGAAGGCTTTCTAATGTATCCAGTTCCCCCGACATTCTTTTGCGAAGGGCAGCAACTATCTGTTCAGGATTATGAGGAGGCACATCTGTGCTAAACCCAGTACCAATCCCTACACACCCATTTATGGCAAGTAAAGGAACTGTAGGCAAATAATACTCTGGTTCCACTGGCGTACCATCATCACTTGTATATTTTAAAATACCCATATCCTCTTTACGAAATACCTTATCTGTAATAGCCTCCAATTGTGTAAAGATATATCTTGCAGATGCTGCATCCTTTCCTCCCAATAACCGAGAACCAAATTGTCCATTGGGTAAAAGCAAGTTGATATTATTACTCCCTACAAAGTTCTGAGCCATCCCGACAATTGCAGCACACAAGGAGGCTTCACCATGATGATACGCCGAATGCTCTGAAACATATCCG